ATTAGGAACATCTTCCTCAAATAATGCAACAAGTCTGATAGCTTGAAGAAGTGGATTGTTTACATATAGATAACCATTAGTTATCCAATAGTATTGTTGTTGTTTAACAATAGGAAGTTTGATTAAGTTTACATATCTATTGATGGTGATTTCCTTAATCTTTGTTCCTCTGCCACTCATAGCGTTTATAGAATAAACACCCTGAATAATATATTGATAGTTACCTTCTGCTATGCGTGGGAGCTTCACTGTTGTTCTTGCCACTGTGCAAGGATCTGCAAAATCACAACATTCTGAAATAGGCACTTCCACTAATTCCAAACAAGGAAGAGTGGTGAATACAGTGTCTGTAGCCCATAGTTTTCTAAGGTTTGTTTCCCTTTTGATAAGTAATAAGGCATTGTTCTTAATCTCAGATGCAATAGCCCTATCAGTGATAAGACTGTCTGTAGAGAGCAGCTTATGCATTGAGCGTACATCTGAAACTAATTTTCTAAGTGTTGACATTATAAATATTGTTTGAATATGTTTGTCATTCCATCTGAATGATCAATTAAGAATGCTGTCACCTCACCTCTTGAGCATGTGTATCCATTCTTTTCATCCCATCCACTTTTAGCATTTGAAAATGCTGGAATCTGATAAAACTTAATACCATTAAAATCAAGACTCACTTCATGATGTTTATCCCCTGTGAAGATGTAATACACTTCATGATTTGACCATGCATCTTTATATTCCATAGGGAATATAGATGCTAGTTTTGCTGGTTTAATTGCATCACCATGATTGAACATCATAGCACTCACACCGTAGCTAACATACTTTCTATACTTAGGAGAACAATCAAACGTTAGTCTGTCTGTATTTCTAAAATAAGTTTTTAACCAATTGATCATATGCCATCCTACAAACTCATCGTGATTACCTGCTACATAAATAACATCCACAGTCTCAGAATATTGAAGTAGAAGAGAAATCATTAACACCTCATGATTGCAGATAGCTTGAAATGAATCATGATAACCAGTGATGTTTTGTTGAGGAGTGCCCTTAGTTGTCATTCCAGTGAACTCACTATTGAATTCATCTGATCCAACTATATATATTATCTTGTCTAGGTTGTTTGATAGAAATGCTTGATTTAAAATAGTTTCCACTCTATAAGCCATTCTAGCAAATCTTTCATCAAGACTATTATCTCCATCTACATCAAGCTTATTGTAATGAGCATCTTGTTTGTTAATTACAAGAGCTGCACTAGACTTCTTTGGATTTATCTTTGGAGACATAATGTCTCCAGATATAGGAGAATAACTACTTAGGAATTCTATAAAAGAATCTTGGAAAAGTTGTTCATTTGTCTTTTTACTAAGCCAAGCTTTAACTTGCCAATGAGGTTGTTCAGAGTTTCCCCAATAGTTCTGTACATATTTAGCTACATCCCATTTAGTTGTGTCAATCTTACACTTCTCAATAAGATCATCTAATGATTTGATTTCCTCAGGAGAATTGAGAATAATCTCTCCTGTACCTCTAACAAGATCTTCCTCAAACTTAATGATTGTATCTTCTAAAGCTTGAATATATCCAGAGACTTCTGCCTCTTCTCTTATATTCTCACTATTCTTTCTCAGCTCTTTCAGTAGTTCATCCACCTCTCCTTCTGTAATTCCTAGTTTATCTGCGTAGAATTTCTTACTTTTCTTCCAATTCAGCATTTGTTGAAGCTGGTCTAAGAGGTGTTGATTACCTACCATATGGGTTTTATTTGGTTAAAATTAGCGTAAAGATACGAATGTTTTTTGAAATTCTCCAAATTTATTTAATTAATTAGATTATCCATAATAATCAAACTGGTTATAGTTTAAACAAAAACTCCCAGACCTGAGCCTGGGAGAAACCCTACAAAACCAACAAAGTAGGGTTTTGATAATTTATGGTGGACTAGTTGTTGTACTAGTTGTGGTAGTGCTGAGACAGTTATCTACAAGATCACAAAAGAGAACAGCAAGTGAAGGGTTTGCAGATATGATGTTAATGAAGTTCTGCACTATAATTGTTGGATCTAGTGCATCATCTATCTTATGAAAAGCTACACTCACATTATCCTTATTCTCAATTCCTGTATTTGGAAGGTTAGGTCCATCATATAATGTCTTGCTAGTTGGGCAGCAACCATTAGGTATGTCTGCACAATTAGCTGGATAGGCAGCATATATTAAAGGAAGAGGAGAAGGATTACAAGGAGAGCCTGGAGAACAACCCATTTATATTAGTTTAAGGAATGTACATAATATAATAACAAGCAAGAGCTGGTTGATTATTAGCATGTGAATTGCCACCACCAGTATTATTTGCCACTGTAACAGCTACACTAAGTCCAAGTGATGTATTTGTTCCTGTTTTACCTACAGTGGGACTAAGAGTGCTTGCACGTAATGTATAAGAGTCATTTGTACCAGCTGATCCTGCACGAGCAACTTGTGAAGAGCCGCTAGGTAAATTTGTGGAAGCAGTACTTTCATTCCCTAACATAAAATGAGTGTGACCTGTGTCACTTATAGCAGTGGATGCTGAATGCGTATGTGCAGGAATTTGTGTTGATGTTAATGTTACAGTGTTTGCTCCAGCAGTTGAGCCTATTGTATATGTAGGATTGCCAGCAACTCCAGGATCTACAGCAGGATTAAATGCTCCTCCACCCATACCGCTTGTAACACCTACAGGAATTCTACCACGCTTGTCAGGAGTTCCATTTAAGCCATTACATAAAAACACTTTTTCCCATGCTCCATATCCTATTCCTGTACCACCAAATCCATCACTCACTGTAGGATAGTTTGTTAGAGCACCATAATATTCCACCACGGTGTAAGGAACCATCTTTAGATATTGTTGTGTTCCTACAGAAATGCTATTTAAATAAGCAGCAATGAGTGAATTAAGATCTGCAAGTTTAACATAGTTTGTATCTACGTCAAGAGCAAGAGCTGCTAAACTTACATCTATTTGACAAAGCTTTGTTATTACAGCTTGAAGAATTGCATGTGTTCCAGAAGATGAAGTAACACCTGTAAGACAACCCACTGTGTAGCTTCCTTCAATTACAGCAACATCTGCAACAACAGCATCTACTTGTTCCTGAAGATCACAAGCTGCTTTAATTAAAGCAGTGATGAATTCATTTACATCAAAAGGACCACAGCATGGTGGTAAGTATTGTTCTACCACAGGACATAATACACCTTCAGCTATTGTAACATTAACACCTGTACCAGTGATTATTTCAGAAAGTAAATCAAGAATAACTTCTTCTACACGTGTAAGAGTGTCCCCTGTTTCTATTCCTAATGCAGGAATACTGTTTCCTGTATATCTAACACATTTGTCTGAGACAATCTCAGCACATCCATTAAAACAATTTGAGCAAGACATATTTATGATTTATTTATTAATTAACACTTTAACTCTACTGGCTATTTGGCTCAATGAAACACCACAAGAAGCATAATCTATATTACAATATTTATACCTAAGTATTCTTTTGTAATTAAGAAGGTCATCAATTAGTAGTCCAGGAGCAGGTAAGTTTAAAGAGAACACAATATTATTGTATTCATTATTAGCTAGTTCTGTTAGCTTACAATCAATGTCAGCTATCAAAACTGGTATGGTTGTACATTCAATACAATCTGTAAGCCTTGGATATAACATCTTTTATTCGTTTTGTTACTTGTTTGAGCTTTTCATTGCAAGCTGCACAGAGTCCATTTATAAGTTGACATCCGCAGCCCACTTTAATTCCGCAGTCTCTACAATTTGCCATATTAATAAGGGTTGGTTAAATAATTATTTCCGTAGCAATTACAATTATTTCTAATAAAATTGTTAAGCATTCTGTTTGCCTGATTGTACAGCTTGTTTGCTGTATCTATAGAACAATTGTTTGCAGCAGCTAATGATCCTTGTATTAGATAGTAGATGCTGTTCAAAGTGACCTTCTGTTGTTTTTTAACAGCCCAATCACATTCCATTAGATCAAGTTTCATAAACGCACTATCAAACTTCTCTTGAATTTGATCAATACGCATTATAGTTTTATTTACATAGTTCTCATACGCAGGAGCAATAGAATATGTAAAATAGTAAATTCCATCAGGAAGAGGAAGGAGACTATCACCTACATCTGTTATTCCTAAAGATGTAGAATTATATATGTTGAAATCGTTTATATTAAAAGGAAGGCTAACAACCCCAAATCCAGGAACAGTGATTTGCATTGTAGGAGATGTGGGAGGAGTATCATATGTGGAATTATCAGCAATACCCAATGTCTGTACATTGTATGTAGGAATCACCAAAAAATCTAATGTTGTTGCCATGTTGTTGTAAAAAAATAAGCCAGAGGATTTGAGAAGATCCTCTCACCCTCTGGCTTAGGTTATTTGATATTGTTTCGTCTACCTTTCCTTATTATGGTATAAGGGTTGTAGTGCTAGAGGTCGTAGAAGAAGATGATGTACTGGTGGTAGTAGTTGTAGTAATGCAAGCATTATCGAACTCAATTGCACCAAGAGCATTAGCAAGAATAGTATCAACAGATGTTGCAGCAGTACTTCCGTGTTGTACAGCAATAATCACTGTTGCGTCTTCATATATGTAGTCACCCCACTGATAAGCTGATTTGTCATACTCGTTAAACTTGATGTAGTAGGTATCATAGTTAGTACCGTCTGTTACCCAAGACTCAAAGTTTTCGTTATAACCAGCCATCCTGTAAAGATGCTTCAAATAACCAGCTTGGTAGCTGTAGAAGTTCTTCTCCAACTGCTGAATTTCACCAGATGTACCAGAAGGATAAGAAGCACGTTGTACCACTTGAGCTTCAGCTACAATGTTACAAGCATCAGCAACGATGAAGTCAGCTGTAGTTGCAGGACCACTGTAAACAAAAGTTCTGAAGTACATTCTGTCATATTCCCAAGGGAATGCAGCAACGTCACAAGGCTGACCATACTTAGTAAGAGGCTTACCAGAAATACGGAGGATTGTACCACCTATGTTCTGAAAAGTGTAAAACTGACTAAGAGTGATGTTGTCTGGGTTGTTACCAGGAGCATGCTGATTTAATTTAACAATGAATTGATTAATCAAAGCATTGGTATCAACGTTAGTACATGGATCACCACCACAGTCACAACAAGGAGCTTGTACAGTCACTGAACGTGTGAAACCATTGAAATACAATGTATCAAGGTAAGAAGAATGTGCACGAAGTGTAAGAGTTACAACATCACCACATTTTACATTCCATTCAGATACATCTGTAATTTGAACAGCAGCAGTAGGGCAACCCTGTACTTTATACCATTCAGTTACATTAGATTTGCAAGAAGATCCACTAGGACATCCTGCAATTTTATCAGAACGTTTAGAACCTTGCAAGTAGGTGTTAACCCTACCTTGAGCAACATAGAAATAAGGAGAGGTGCTAGGGGTAGTGGTTGCTTGATAGTCTTTATCAAAGAAACCAACCTTTCCAGCAACCAAGTCTTGTGTAGAACCGCTACTGGCTATTGTTGTGCCAACAGGAACCACAAAGAGTGTAGTTAGAGAAAAATCTGCCATTTTGTTTTATTTTAAATTATAAAAAAACTTATTCATTTGTCTGTATCCTATATATACTATTCTGGACAGCAGACTGGTTTTCGGTGTACATTGCAAGGTTTTGAACTGTCAAGTCTAGAAGTTCATCCTCTAGATATAATTCAAGTTCGCAATTCTGATCATACGATGGCTCACCATCTAGCATTATATATCCCTCTTTATTTATATATTGAGGGTAACGCATATATGATACACAAATTTTAGTTGGTTTAAATGTACCATCTGTGAATATAGATATTTCATCAGATGATAGAAAATTAAATGTTTCTTGGTATTCAAAGGATGGTCTGTAATGGGTGTTGTTCAGAATAAACTGAAGATCACCATGTTTAGCAAGATCTCTATTAATCCAAATCTTCCTATCTTTACATCTACCCTTGTCAGCAATAACATAACTATCAATATAGAACATGTATTTAGGAACTAATAGGTGTATGTTTGCATACCACTGATTTAGTTCAGGATTTTTAACATGTAGTTCAAGAGGTTGATGATTATATGTTATCACTAAACTCTGGAGGTCCTCATACCTTTTCTTAAAGGCATCCAGTCCCATTCCAGAAACTGTACTTAAACCATCAACTTTTTGCTTTATCAGCTTTATCTGAGCTTCATTTAAAGCTAGTATTTTATCTTCTAACTGGATTTGCTGATGTTCGTTTGTTGATAGTTTATTTAGTTTCTGATCTATTTTATACAATAAACTATCTACAGGTATCATACAGCTGCCAGTTTTTTACTTTTTAATCTTTGTTCTAGGGTAATCAGGGCATCTTGATTGTCATCATCTGCCAAATATCTAACCAATTCATCTTCATCTGCAGCCACTTCAAATTCACCTTCGTAAATTCTTCCGTTAGGTTTCACCCTATACACTGAATGAGAGATTGCTTGTTTAACAAGATCTTTGATATGGAGAAGGTTTTCCTTCATATCAGCAAATCTATTGAAAACTTCCACTGTAGACAATCCTTGATATTTACCATTTTTGAATTCTGTTTGTTTCAAAACATTATCCACTTGGTTATACACTGCATCTTCTTTAGTTTCTTCTGTTACTGGAAGACCTAATAGACGAGCAACTTTACGCTTCTTCTCAGGACTCATTCCATCAAACTTAGCAATAGCCTTGTTGATTAGTTGTTTCTTCTTGAAGATGACAGCATTTTCTATTTCATCATCAGCAACATAAAACTGTATGTCTGCTGGAAATTCACCACGCTCCCAAGCTTGATAAGAGCTTGCAATTGTTGGATGAACTCTAAGCCATGCAAAGGCTAATTCTTGATAAGGAACAGCTAAATCAAAATAATTATCTCCATCAATCAATTTTACAGGTTGCACATGCATTGTATCACTTGTAGATGTAGAAAGTCCGTAGTTCCAGAAAGAAGATCTAGGTCCTAGATCAACTCCTCCAAGAGAATTCTGAAGTTTTTCACGAAGAGCTGTAACTCTTTCTTTTTCCATATCCCTTTCTAGAGGATCATTTATTCTACGAATGTAAGCAGCATTAGGATCAAGTCCTGTTCTGTATTGACCATCAAGTTCCTTGTAAGGATACTTAAATACGCCTGTTCCAGGGATTCTTGTCATGCCTTTAGAAGCTAATCCGCTTTGCATTGTTTGCAACTGAGAGCTATTATACTCCTTCTTAATTGTGGAGATTTTTCCTGTTTTACCCATAATGTAGTTTTTATATATCTGGTTTATTTTGCAGAGTGGTTCCATCGAAGGAAATGCAATTGGGAATTTCTCAATTCATCACTCTGTAGGTTGAGTAGAGCCCTCCAAAGGTGGGAGGGGTAGGAGGGCTCTTCTCGGTAGGTTAACGAGCTTCTTTCGAAGCAATCTAAGGATACGATCCTTAGGGAGGCTATTAGAATTGTGGGATTTCCTCAATAAGAACTGTACGAGACAAATCCTCAATGAACACATCGCAACGATCTTTCATCCAAATTTCATAACCAGGGAATTTGTTAGCAGAACTCATTCCTTGAGACTTAGCAAAGCCCAAGTGATGACGAGTTCCATCAATATATCCCCAAGTCATTGAAGGTGCACCCTTCATTCTCA